CGTATGAACGGGGTGTGCTGTCAGGATCGTCTGGATTGTAGCATTCTACGGTCCAGATGTTCGCGTCTTCGATGGCGTGGCGTATGCCCTCACTGTATCCGATGCGGTAGAGGGTGTGGGCGTTGTAGAGCAGTCCGGCGATGACTACCAGGAGCATGATGGCGATGGTGATGATGATGGTCTTTTTCATGGTGGTTTCCTTTCTGCTCAGTACTCACTGATCATGTAGTGGTGATAGCAGGTGATCACGGAGGACGACAGTTCTTCCACGGCCTCTTCGCGTTCTCCATCATAGGATTCTGGCAGGGCGAGGATCTGGTCCACATCGGCCTGAGTGGCTGCGCACTTGATGGTCTTTTCATTTGTGATGGTCATCGATCCATGATGGGTTCGGGTTATCCTGATGATCTGGTACATGGTCTGTCCTCCTCTGTGGCACGTTGGCCAACGCTTGATCTGTGCGTATCTTACCACACGTTGGCCAACTTTGCAATACCCTTTTGCAACTTTTTTTGAGTTTTTTTGCGATGGGGGATAAAATACCACCTACAACCTGTGATACCGTTACAATCAGAAAGAAATAGAGAGAGTGCTTGCACTCTCTCTTTTCTGTTCTGATTGTAACGCTTTTCACGCAATCTTCGGGGCTACTCATACCCATTGCGGGTCAGGTTCTCAGGGATCAGCGCATCGATGGTGGTATGCAGTGCGCGGCACATCGGGCGCAGTATTTCAACCTGGGGCATGCGGTAGCCCTGCTCAATCGCGCAGATCGTTCGCTGGGCTGACAGCTCTGTATATCCGCATGCTATACCAAGTTCTCGCTGGCTCAGTCCTGCAAGAGTTCGGAACATCCTGACACGTTCTCCAATAGTAAGCATCTATTACCTCCATACTATCTATAGAGTATACCTATTATACCATGCTGGTTCTGTATTGGCAATCAGCATGGATGCGAGAGCAGGCAAGAGCCGAAAAGCTGAGGATTATCAACGGGTTTCGGGAATAGGACAGGACAAAAGGGGAATGGCTCAGAACTCGCGGGTCAGCAGGGGTGCCGGGGCAGCAGCAGATGATGGCATGCAGCACAGCAGACGGCGAGGCGCAGCACGGCTGGAGATGGGCCATCATGGGAAGCGATGACCAGGAAGATAGACATCCACAGAAGGGGCCATAATAAAAATAGAAGCGGAGCCGCCCCCGGTATCCGGGGGAAGGGGGGTCTGCCTCTACCCCGGGGGGCCGGTTTGTGGGGCGAGGACCCGCGCTTCCTTATTATAATATATATATACCTACCCACTCCGGTATTCCCCCATACCCGGAGCAAAAAAACGCAGTGATGCCTGACTGCAGGTACGCACTGAAAGGAGGAGACTGAATGGCGAAGATCAGCACGGGCTGGTCGTTTGGGCTAAACGCGAGACAAGCGCTTGCGGCGCGGCTGCAGGCAACCGGCGTAGAAGAGAGCGAGATTCTGGCGGTTGTTTTCAACGTAGGCCCTGACGCGGATGAGAAGGCGAAGAAGAAAGCGAAGAGGGATCTGCACAAGTGGATGCGGATGCCTGAGTATGCTGAGTGCTACAAGGCGATTGTGACGGAGATTGCGATGCCTGCCTACGGGTACGCGCAGAGCAAGATCATCTCTCAGATCAATGACAAGAGCGGCTGGCTGGCGAACAAGGCGGCGAATGACGTGATCAACATGTACAAGTCGATCATCATGGGCGAGGACAGCAAGCAGATCACGGTGAAGATTGAGGGCATGCCGGACATGGGAGAGCCTGGGGCTGAGGACGAATGATCCGCATCAGCTACCAGCCAACGCCGAAGCAGGCGATGTTTCATGCGTCCAATGCGAATGAGATACTGTATGGCGGCGCTGCTGGTGGCGGCAAGACAAAGGCCATGATCATGGACGCCTTATTCCGGTGCCTGAAGTACGCAGAGACAACAGCGGTAGTATTCCGCAGGACGTTTGCGGAGCTTGAGGACACGGACATCAAGGAGGCGATGGCAAGCTACCCGCCAGAGCTGGCGAAGTACAACGCAGGCCGCCATGAGTTCAAGCTGGTGAACGGGAGCAAGATACTGTTCCGACACTGTGAGCATGAGGAAGACCGGTTCCGGTACAGCGGCATTGAGATACAGTTTTTGTACTTTGACGAGCTGACCAGCTTTGAGCAGACGATCTATGACTTCCTCAAAACCCGTCTGCGTGCGAAGAAGACGCTGGGTGTTGTGCCGATTGTGCGGTCCGCATCGAACCCCGGCAATATCGGTCATGGCTGGGTAAAGAAGATGTTCGTGGATGCCGGGCCATACATGAGCATCCAGGAGCAGGAGATATACAGCGAAACGCTGCATAAGTCCAAGATCATCCGCACGCAGTACATCCCGGCACTGGCCACTGAGAACCCGTTCATCACGGAGGATTACATATTCCAGCTGGAGAGCAAGCCAGACGCGCTGCGCCGTGCGTTGCTGAACGGTGACTGGGACAGCTTTGAGGGCCAGGTATTCACGGAGTTCGTGAACGATCCCAATCACTACCATGACCGGCTGTGGACGCACGTCATCGAGCCGTTCCCGATCCCGCTGGACTGGCCGCGCTACATGAGCTTCGACCACGGCTATACAAAGCCGTTCAGCGTGGCCTGGTGGGCGGTTGACCCGGAGGGCCGCGTGTACAGGTACAAGGAATGGTACGGGTGCAAGCCGCGCCAGGCGAACACCGGGCTTGAGTACACCCCGACGCAGATAGCCGAGGGGATCATCAGCCGGGAGGCGCAGGAAACGGCAGACTGCGTGAACATTGACCGCATTGCCGACCCTGCTATTTTTGACAAGAGCCGTGGCGACAGCGTGGCTGACCAGATGAAGCCCAACGGTGCGCACCAGGGCGTTTATTTTAGAAAAGGCGATAATACCCGACTTGCTGGCAAGATGCAGCTGCATGAACGGCTGCGTTTTGATCCTGAAGGCAAGCCGGGTATTTATGTATTCAATACTTGCCAGGATTGGATACGCACGGTGCCGGTGCTGCCGTACTCGCAGACCAAGCCCGAGGACGTGGACACCGACGCGGAAGACCACGCCTATGACGATACCCGCTATTTCCTGATGGCGCGGCCTGTTGTGCCTAAGAAGAGGCGCACGTATGAACCCGTTGCCTACGATCCGTATGGGAGGGAGTAAATGGAGATTGTAACCGGCGAACAGCCGCTGGACGCAAAAGAAAAAGAACTGGTAGAGGAAATCTATACCCGGCTGGAACTGTTTGAGCAGGCGAACCGTCCTTACCATGAGGAAGCGAAAAAGGTGCGCGAGATCGTGCGTCTGCGCGACCCTGAGCAGGACCCGCCGAACACCAGCGAAGAGAACAAGACGCTGCAGCTGCAGACGCTGAAATCCACGTTTAATAACTGCGTGGCCGACCAGATGATGAACATGCCCGAGGCCAAGCTGATCCCCGAAACGCCTGAGCAGCAGGAGATCGTGGAAGATCTGCAGGATTTGGTTCACTACAACGTATACGAAGTGAATAATTATGTAGCCGTGCATCGGCGCAGGGCTGAAGACCTGTACGGCCCCGGCACGGCGATCACGCAGGTGGCCTGGGACCCTGACCTGTGCTATGGCAAGGGCGATGTGGCGATCATCCGCTGGCCGATTGAGGCGTTCCTTTGGGACCCGCTGGCTGAGGACATCCAGAACGCACGCGCCGTGATCAAGGTCAGCTGGCACCCCATGAGTTGGTATAAAGCGCATTACCCGGATGCCGCGCCTTTTGTTCATGGCGAGGACGGCGAACATAATAACGTGGGCCTTTCCGATTCCCAGCAGCTGATTGGCCAGGAGAAGGACGAAGACCGGGCCATGATGCTGGAATACTGGTACAGGACGTATGACGCCGCCAAGCACAAGTATTCGATCAATGTCGCGTACTGTGCAGGCGGCGCTTTGCTTGAGCGCAAGGAGCACGTGTACATGCACGGCATGTATCCGTTCACCGTGGACGTGTTCAGCACGGTGGAAGGCTCCATGGTGGGCGAAGGCATGGTTTCAGAGCTAACGCCCATGATGCGCTACATCAACCGCTACGCGAAGTACATCGATACCAACCTGCGCATGTCCTCCAAGGGCCGCATGGTGGTCCGCAAGAACAGCGGCATTGACCGGCAGGCGCTGGCCGACTGGGAACAGGACATCATTGAGGGCGACAGCGTTGTGCAGGGCGAGGACTGGAACTGGATGCAGCATGCCCCATTTAATGGTATGATTTCCAACCAGTTACTACAATTCCAAAGCGATTTGAAGCAGGATGCCGGTGCGAACCAGTTCACCCGTGGTGAAACCACTGGCGGTATCGTATCCGGTAAAGCCATTACCGCGCTGCAGAGCGCTGGCGGCAAAATCCAGCAGCTGCATACCGGCACCATGAACAACGGCTTCAAACAGATCGTTCACCAGATACTGTGGCTGATGGCCGAGTTCTACGATGATCAGCGCGTGGTGATGGTGACAGGCCGCAACGGCCAGATGCGCCCTGTGGCTGTGAACATGCTGAAATACTTTGGGATCAGCAAAGGCAAAAAGAACGTGACGCCGCCGCCTTATACGGTGCAGGTGGAAGTGGTATCCCGCGATCCCGTGCGCATTGACAGCATGAACCAGATGTACATGCAGGCGTACACCATGGCTGCCCAGGCACAGCAGTACTTCCCGCTGTCCGCGCTGTTCAGAATCATGAACATCGAGGGCAAGGACCGCTTGCTGCCGGTGATTGAAGAAAACGAGAACCAGCAGCAGATGCTCCAGGAGTTGCAGCAGCAGAACGCGCAGCTGATGGAGCAGATGGCGCAGCTGCAGCAGGAGAACGACGGCCTGCGCAGCTCGAACACAGAGCTTTCCAACGCGCTGGCCGGAGATCCCGGCTTCGGCGCTGCCCAGGACAAGGTGGCAGAAGAAGGCGGCGGCCCCGGCACGAACATGGCCATGGCAAGCCGCGCCCAGCAGATGCTGGCACAAATGCCAGAAATGGCCTCTTAACGGCCTTTCTGATAGAACACCCGTACCGCGTTTTCACGGACGGATGAAAGGAGAAACCCCATGGATAATACGGTCGAAATGAACGTGCAGGGACTTGTGCCGGACGACGCGGCATTGCAGCCCCAGCAGGAAACCGAAGCGCCCCTTCAAGAAATCACCGAGGACACCCAGCAGACGGCAGAGGAAGCGCAGCAGCCCCAGGTCAAGGAACCAGGCTATGTGCGGATGCGCGTGGACAAAGCCGTGGAAAAGGCTGTGCGGGAAACCGAACAGCGCATGCGTGCTGAGTTTGAAGCCCAGCTTGCGCCGCTCCGCGAGAGCATGATGGAGCGCCAGGCAGACGAGCTTGTATCCTCCGGTGAGTTCAAGACCCGCGAACGCGCCCTGGAGTATGTACGGCTGAAGGCAGGTGCGCCCACGATTTCCGCGCCTGCGGAAGACGCGCAGCCTCCACGCGATGAGCAGGGACGCTTCACACCCAGAAACGAACAGCCAGCGGAAAGCGCCGAATCCAAAGCGAGGGCGAACCTGCTGGCATCCCAGGCCAACAAGATCAAGGATCGCCGGGGCCTTGATGTGATGGAAGCATTCAACAGCAGTCCCGGTATCCAGCAGAAGGTTCTGAGCGGCGAATGGGACTTCTACGACGTGGCCGAGGCCATGACCTCCTCCCGTGTACCATCGCCCATGCGAACGGCGAACGGCGCAAGCTTTGAGGGCCTGACCATCAGCCAGATGTCGGATGAACAGTTTGAACAGCTGAACAGAAACCTTGCTGCAGGGAAAACCTACAGATAAGGAGATATAAGAAATGGCAGTTTTTGACCATCTTAACTTTACGTATTCCCAGGGCGTAGCGCCCTCTGTAATCCAGTACTTTGACCGTGAAGTGCTGCGCATCATCCAGCCCGAAATGGTGCATAACCGTGACGCGCAGAAGCGCACGCTGCCTCCCAACAACGGCAAGACCGTCCAGTTCCGGCGCATTACCGAGCTTCCGCCCATCACCACGCCGCTGGTTGAAGGCGTGACCCCTGACGGCCAGTACCTGACCGAAACCGCCTTCACCGCCATGGTGAAGCCCTACGGCGGCCACATCGAGATCACCGACGAGTTTGATCTGTACCTGCTTGGCAACAAGCACCGCGAGGCCGCGCAGACCCTGGCGAACCAGGCGGCCCTGAGCCTGGACACCATCAGCCGCAACGCCATGAACGCCGGTATGAACGTGCAGTATGCTGGCAGCAATACCAGCCGTGGCACCATTACCGCCAGCGATAAGCTGACCTATGCCGACATCAAGAAGGCTGTGCGCACCCTGCGCCGCTCCAACGCGAAGCCCTTCCCCGATGGCTTCTTCCATGGCATTACCCATACCGACGTGTACTTTGACCTGACCAGCGATCCCATGTGGGTTGACGTGGCGAAGTACCAGGATAAGGCCAAGATCGAGAAGTACGAACTCGGCACCATCTACAAGGTGAAGCTGTTTGAATCCACCAACGCCATGATCTTCAAGGCGCAGGATTACATCTTCGGCACCACCGCCGCCATCACTGCCAGCGCCGACTTTGACGCTGCCAACCGTGAGCTGACCACTGCCACCGCCTTCACTGCTGACCAGGCCCGTGCGCTGACCGGCCTGATGGTTAACGTGCAGTACACCAAGAACGGCAGCACTGTGACCACGCCCATGTGCATTGAGAGCGTGGACTACAAGAACAAGAAGATCAAGTTCCGCTGGGTCCCCGCCAAGGCTGTAACTGATGAATGGACCACCACCAACACGCTGAAGATCGTCCCCTATGGCGGCGGCGCTAACGGCGCTCCCGTGTACTCCACGCTGGTGTACGCGCAGGACAGCTACGGCTCTGTGGAGCTGGGCGGCAATGGCCGGAACATCGAAACCATCATCAAGCCTGCCGGTTCCTCTGGCGCGGCTGACCCCCTGAACCAGCGCGGCACGCTGGCCTGGAAGGTCAAGGGCTTCTGTACCGTGATCCTGCAGGATGACTACATCGTGCGTATTGAATCCGGCGCGACTGCCTAACTAAAACAAAGGCCCGGTTATTTTACATAGCCGGGCCTTTGTCTTTATGAATTAAAGGAGAATTAAATTATGCCGAAAACTGCAAACGTTCCTGTAATCAATGACGGCATTACTTCTGTTGTGAACATCGAGGAAAAGGTAGACAACCAGCCCCGCGTGCGCATTATGCTGCCCATGCCTCCCGAGGCCGAAAGCGGGATGAAGGTTGATCCCTATGAGCATGTGACCATCAACGGCGAAAAGCCTGTGTATGTGAAGCGCGGCGAGTATGTGGACGTGACCGTTCCTGTTTTCCTGCAACTGCGCAATAAATATCCCAATATCTGAGGTGGACCATGACGGTAGGCGAAATCAAAAATGAGATTATGTTCCAAACATCCAATGACGTGGAAGACATGGAAGAATTTCTGCCCTACCTGATGGACTACATCAATGAAGGGTACGACAAGATGGTATTCGCCTGGGCGCAGGAGCATACCAGCGCGGAGGGCGATTATCCCCAGTTTGCGGAGGACACCGAAGTTCCCCTGCTGCCGGAATGGACGCATCGCGGCCTTGCGGACTATGCCACCTGGCTGGTGTACAGGAACGGCAACCCGCAGAAGCAGAATCGCGGCATTCCCTTCCTGAACGCATTCAATGAACTGCTGGCAAGAATTACATCCGAAGGTGGAAAAAACGGGAGAATCCGCAACTTCTTTAATATACCGAGGTGACTGAATGAGCGCTTACGAAACATCCGTGACGATCCCGAGCTTTGCGGGGATCAATCAGGCCGGTGACGGCTATAACCAATCCATGCGCTACGCCCGGGTCATGGAGAACGTAAACGTATCAGGCGGCTCCTTTACCCCCATGCGCGAGGGTCTGCGCCTTGAGCAGACGCTGGACAAGCCCATCGGCACGCTGGCTTATCTATACAGGCGTTACCTGATGGAAAGCACAGAGAAAACGATTTTGGTAGCCATCAGCGATGGCAAAGTGTACACCAAGGCGTTGGATCATAAAGATGAATGGGTACAGCGCTACAACGGCCTAACAGACAATGACTGCGACTGGATCACCTATGAAGTGAACCGGGAAGGCGATAACGACCAGCAAGGCACGCCGTCCCCTGTTGACGTGCTGCTGTTTACCAACGCAACGGATGGCATGTTCTGTTTGTATGGCGATGACCTGCATGTGGAGCCTGTGGAAACGCCTTACAAGTTCGGCGTGCTGGCGCGGTTCAATGAACGCATATGGGGCGCTGGCATTACCGATATGCCGGATTCGCTGGTGTACAGTGCACCCTATGATCCTTTCGACTGGGAGGCACAGGCAGAGATACCGGAGGACGGCGCAGGCGAAGTAATGCAGCCGTCCTGGGACGGTGACAGCTTTGTGGCTCTGCGGCAGGTGGGTAACTACCTGATGGCCTTTAAGCGCAACGCTGTGTGGCGGGTGTACGGCACGAACCCAGGCGAGTTTGTGATCCAGCAGCAGTACGGCGGCGGCACCATTGAGGAGAACACCGTGGCCGTAAACGAGGATCACGTATATATGCTGGGAACAAAAGGCATCCTGCGCTATGACGGCAGCGGCGCAAGCCCCTTCCAGCAGGACGTGATCAAGGACCTGATGGAAAAGCAGGTGAACCAGACAGCATTGGATAAGGCAGTGGCCGCCATGCGCAACGGCATTTACTGTTTGGCACTGCCCATCAATGGCTCGTCTTTCTGCAACGCGATCCTGGAATATAACACGCGGGAATACAGTTTTGCCCTGCGTACTGACATCAGCATAGACACTTTTTTGCAGATGAACGAGCGTCTGTTCTACACATCGGCGGTGGAGCCTGGGCGCGTGTTTGAACTGCGTGACGATGTTGGCGTACCGCTTCCCTGCGTGTGGGAATCAGGTTTCCAGGACCTGGGCGTGAAATCCTCCACGAAATCGGCCTTCCTGCTGTATATGCGGGTGGAAGCGGAAGCGCCGTTTGAAATATATCTTGGCATCCGCACGGAAAAGAAACTGAAGCAAAAGGTGCTGATGGTGAAGCCTGGCAAGGCCATGCGCATCCATCTGAACAACCAGGGCAGATTCTTCCGGCTGGAGATCAAAAGCTATACGGCGGTTCCCTTCACCATTACAGGCGGCGTACAGATTGACCTGGAGCTGGACCCGGATTAAGGAGCGGTTATGAGCGAGAAGAAAACATATTCCAATTACCAGTATCCTTACCCGCCTGAGCCAAGCAAATGGGATCAGGAGGAACGCCGGTTTTCGCAGGGCTTGAAACATCTTTTTGATCAGCTGTTTTCAAGAAAGCTGCAGAACGTGCTGATTGCGGACGGCGCTGTAAACGGCAGAACGATCAAAGCAAAATCCATTGCGCTTCGGCATTTGGTGGATGGATTTGGCGAACAGCTGGACATCAGCGAGAACGACGCAATCACCGGGCTGGAAGGTGCGCTTGATGTGCTGGAAGAAGCTGTAGACGGTGTGCAAAGCGCAGTGGCAGACGCCGCATCAGCAGCCAGCGCGGCGCAAAGCACGGCAGATTCAGCCGCCTCTGCAGCATCAACAGCACAGCAAACAGCTGATAGCGCAGTAAGTACAGCTTCTGCGGCGCAGCAAACAGCATCAAACGCAGCATCGGCAGCCAGCGCAGCACAACAGACAGCGGACGGTATACCGAATACTGTGTATCCCATCGGATGCATTGTGATGATGAACGCTGCCCCCACGTTTGGCACATGGGCGCAGATTGATATAGGGCTTGAGGACATCACAGCCTGGCAGAGAACGGCATAAGGAGGCAGTCATGGCAACACCGATTGAAAAAGTTTATTCGATTCGCCTTGCGGTGCAGGGTGAAAACGCAACAACGCCCATTGAGATTGATATGACTACATGGGCTGAAGAGTTTCCGAATGCATCATTCTATATTCTGTTCAAACCATATAATACGACGGACGTCGTTCCAGTTATCACAGAATATGTAGATCATATATTAAGGTGGGTTCCTACCATCGTCAATACTGCGATTGCTGGCATTGGGTACACTGAGGTCAGAGCAATTGATTCTGATACTGGACTAATCAAGAAATCGCGGATTATCCCGACAAGCGTTGAAAACAGCGTAAGTGGTTATGATGGTATTGAGCCGCCTTCTTCTGCCGCTGATTGGGTAAATTCTGTCCTTGAAAGCAAAAATGCCGCTGAAAATGCTGCAAACACAGCAATAGCGCAGACGGGTATTATCGACCAGGTTATTCTTATACAGGATGAGGAACCTACCGCAGAGCATAATAAACTATATATAAAGAAAACGCCTTCTGAAGCTGTAGAGGTCGCAACTGAAGAGGAGCTGACCGCATTACGGACGGAAGTGCAAGGCGATCTTGCCGAAATCCAGGAGGACGTGCATGGTGTTAAAACCGATGTGGCAGCACTTCAGACGGACGTGCAGGGCGTGGAGAGCGACGTGGCAACGCTTCAGACGGACGTGCAGGGCCTCAATGAAGACATTTTTGAAGTACAGCAGCAAGCATCGGATGGCGTTAAGTTTACTTCGCAGAACCTCACCGACGCCCAGAAGACACAAGCCCGGGAAAATATCGGCGCTGCGGATCAGGGGGAAGTTACTGAGTTAAAGAGCGCGATATATAAGAATCCGTCTGCAAGAGCCGTATCTGATAATGTTGCGCCAGTATCTGTGCAGAGCATAAACCTTTTAAATCCCAACGACCCTGATTTTGAGGCAGGGAAATTTATAAATGGAAAAACCGGAGCAATTGACGATAATGCTTCATACAATACGACTGGTTATATTCATGTTTCAGAAGGGCAGAAGATTGCGTTTACCGTCTACATTGATCCGCCTCGCCCCTCCACAGCAGCAAGGCGTCAAATGAGGACTATTGCGGCTTATGACAGCTCAAAAAATTTAGTGGCGAGCGCCGGAGTAAACACAAACACTGACGTATATACCGTTCCGCAGGGAGTATCATTTATCCGTTTTTCAAGCATTGTACGCTCTTGGAGTGACTTTAGCTATTACATGGTGTGGGATTGCCGTTCAGATAGTGTTAGCTATACGATAGTTGATTATCAACCTTACGGAAACGTATATACGGATGGCGTGTTGCAGATTCCGTCGTATCCGAGATTCATTAAATATGGCGTGAAAATCTCATTTACTGCAAAATTTGATACTTTTGAAAGCAGCGACCATGTTTACATAGGATGGATGGACGATAGCAGTATATACCAAGGATATTGGGAGATAACATCAACGTCTGTTATTTTCCATGTCGGCGCCAACACCGTACTTACAACCCTTGCGCATGGGCTGACATTATCAGAATATATTTCGTGCGTAATTACTGTTCATTCTGACGTGCCGAATTTTTCTATTGTTATAAATACAAAAGATGGAACATATAACGCAGAACAGAGCGGCGAAACAACTCGCACCTTGTTGTGTGGCGTACCAACATTTGCAACGAACACGCCTCTTACAGATGTTGTCATGTCGGTTTCTAATTCCCAGACAAAAAACAAAGTGTGGGTATTCGGCGATAGCTATATGGGATATGGTAGCGACAGAATCTTGGGCAATCTGTTTTCATGGGGATTCACAGAAAATGTACTTGTGGATGCGCTTGGCGGTATGAACTCTACAGGGGCATATCAAGAATTGAACAGACTTTTAGAATACGGAAAGCCTACTGTTATCATTTGGATGCTTGGGATGAACGACAATTCAGAAGATTTGCCAATATATAGCACGCTTGCCGCATTTTGTGATGACAATGACATTACGCTTATCCTTAACAAATGCCCTGTGGTGCCGTCAAGAATATCCGAAAATACCGCGCAAAATTCCGCCGTAATCGCAACCGGAAAGAGATATGTTGATTCTTATTTGGCGGTTGGTTGTGACGGCACTGGCACATGGTATAGCGGGATGTTAAGCACCGATAATGTTCACCCGACTTCAACGGGAGCCGCCGCGATTGCATCAAGAATGTTAATTGATGCTCCGGAAATAGCGCCAAATTAAAGGACACCTTAAATCAGCAAAGGAGGTAAGAGATTAACAGTGGGCATCTTATTGAAGCCAGGACAAATGGCCTATAAAGACCCGCAAACTGGCGAGTACAAAGAGATCAGCGTTGTTGGTGGCAAGACATCAATCATACAAACGGTATCAACATACCAGGCCAGTACAAGCGGTACTATAATTCCGACTGGAGAATGGCTTGACAATGTTCCTGCCGTGCCTCAAGCGCACTACCTTTGGTCACGTATAGAGCTTAGGTGGAATACTGGGCAAACAACCATGCTATATACGTGTGCCAGACAAGGCCTGGACGGTTCGGGCAGCGTGTCCAGCGTGAACGATGTATCGCCCGACAGCTCCGGCAACGTGGCCCTGCCCATTGATGCAGTCCCCACCGCCGGGAGCAGCAACCCTGTAACGAGCGGGTCGCTGGAAACGATCATCAGCGGAATGAAATCCGATGTGAGCGCTTTTTACTCAGACGGCACAACGGTTCAAACCGTTAGCGATTTGGCAACGGCAATTAAAGCCAAGCCTGACGGCTCGCGTATTGTATATAGGCTGTCCCCGAATGTGGTGAAAGCGCTTGCACAAAGCGATACTACGCTATATGGCACGGCGATTGTTTACAAGGCCAGCGAGAATAACGCTTATTTCCTTGCATTCAACCGTGATACTGCCGGGTATGGTAACATCAGCCTCGAAAGTGATACTGTAACCCTATCACATCATATTGTAGAAAATGTTTTTGAACGGAATACGGTTTACTCGCAAAATATCTATTCATGTGTTCCGGGAGTAATTACAAACGGCCAATACCATATCGATCTTACTCTTACGGTTCCAAAGTCGCTACAATATATATCGTCTATAACAGTAACCAGGCTTGTTGGCGGGTTGCGACACTCTGGCGGCGGTTATGTAGGAAGCGGAAGGATAGCATCCCCGTGGTCAAGCGCAGATGGAGTTGACCTTGTTGGAAAAAGCGAATTAACAATTATTGCGACCAAAGTATCGAACTGTTCGATTCGCATAACGCTTGCAAACACCAAACAGTTTACCGATGGAACAACAACTACGCTAATACCAAACAATAGCATTGTGAATTTTTATGGGCAACTTGACCTGATGCTTCAATAAGGAGGTATAAGACAATGGAAAACACATTTTACACAACGGTTGAGAACCAGAAGCGGCCCGACGGCTCTTATGGTCTACTGTACGACCACTTCTACGAAGAAGAAGGCAAAGCGCCAGCTCGCGACCGTGCGCTGGCAAAATTCTTCACGGTCTGCGCGGCAGCATCCGTAAGCGACATTCCATACCACGAAGCCATGCTGTTCAGCAGCAGCGAAGGTTTCATGCGCCGTGAGGTGTGGGATCGTCAGCAGGGATAAAAAATGATCACCCCAGAACAGATGGTATCCGAGTTTCAAAGCTATCTGGCCCACCATGACGGCTACATCCCCGGAACCAGCGGCGAACTGTGGACGCAGACGAAGCAGGATAAAAAGGCTCAATCCGACGCGATGGTAGCCAAGTACGGCGAGCAATGGATCGGCCATCATGTGGAGGATTGCAGCGGGGCGGTGGTGAGGGCGTGCCGCAAGTACGGCATCCGCATCTACCAGGGATCGAACAGGATTGCGCGGGAGTATGTCACAGGACTGCTCCCGCTTTCCTCTGCCCAGCCCGGCATGATGGCCTTCAAGCTCCGCAAGCCGGGTGAGAAGTACTACGATCTGCCCAGCGAATACAAGGAAAGCCACAGCCGATATAACGGCGATCTGAACGATTACTACCATATCGGCTGTGTGGATACCAACACCAAGTATGTGCTGAACAGCGCAAGCACGAAGACCGGATTTATCCGCAGCAGCATTGACGGCTGGGCCTGTGTGGGCTGGCTGAAATGCGAGGAAATGGAGAAAGAGCCTATGACCGAACAGACAATGATCGTGACCACAAACAAGGTAAACCTGAGAGCGGCCCCGGAGAAGGACGCCGCACGGGTGGAATGGCTGAACGCCGGGGATGTGGTGAAAGTTCGCATGATCTATGACAACGGCTGGGATTACGTGCAGCACGGCGAGAAGAGCGGCTATGTGATGGCCCGATACCTGCAGGCCGCAGAGGACGCGCAGGACGGCCCGGCCATGCCTGACGCGCCGGACGAAGCAAGGGTCTGGCTGGATAAGGCGCTGGCCGCAAACGAACAGGAACGCATGGCGCTTGTGGAACTGCAAAAGATACTCACCGGCGCGGTGGGATAAGGAGAGGATACCGATGGAAAATTTAGGGTGGAATGACATCCTGAAAGCAGCAGCCGTGATCATTGCGGCTTGCGGCGTGATCGCTGCGATTTGGAAGGGCGTGGAGGCGTTCAAAGGGCTGACACGGGCAGACGAGAAGGCCAAGCGTGAGAGCGCTCAGAACGCTGCTATTGCCGACTTAAACGCAAGGGTTACACTGTGCGAGGAACGGCTTGCCAAGGGCGATGTGCAGTTTGGCGAACAACGGGCCGATATGACGCAGGTGCTGACCATTATGAACGCGATGCTGATGCACTTTATATCGGGAAACGATCATGAAAAACTTCGGGAAGTAAAAGCCGGGTTGGACAGTTACCTGACGCAGCGATAAGGAGGAAAGAACATGAAAAAGGAAGATTGGATTCGCAAACTTACCAGCCGTAAATTCTGGATGGCAGTGGCCGAGTTCGTGACGGCGCTGCTGATTGCGCTGAAGAAGGACAAGACCATGGCGCAGGAGATTGGCAGCCTGATCATGCTTGGCGCCGCGCCCATCGCCTACATGTTTTCCGAGGGCTGGGCTGACGCTGGCCGGGCCGAAAAGGATGACGATCAGGAATAACGCAGAATAGGAGGGCAGGCACAATGCCGACAAAGCTAAACTTTAATATCAACAGCACGGTAGAAGATAACCTTCAGAAGCTGATTGACCTGTACAACAGCACGCCTGCCTATGAAGGCAGGACTGCGGATCAGATCCGTTCTCAGGCTGAAAACGAATACAAGAGCTATTATGATCAGCTTCGCCTGTCTGCAAGGCAAGCCCAGGAGCGCGAAGACCTGGCGCTTGCGCAGCAGGCCGAGGGCCTGCAGAGCGCCTATGACAAGCAGCGCGAAGCCAGCGCGAAGGCGTACAGGCAGAGCTACAGCCAGGCCGACCGGCAAATGCTGGGGCGTGGGATGCAGCGCAGCACCTACGCGGCGCAGACGCTGGCGAACATCAGCCAGCAGGGCGATGAAGCGCAGCAGAGCATATGGGATCAGCAGACGGCAGCGGAAAACAACATTGCAGCCCAGAGGGCGCAGCTGGCCGGGCAGCTTGCCACCCAGCTGCAACAGTATGACGCCGGGTACTCCGCTGATGTGATGAAGCGCATTCAGGAACTGGAAAACCAGGACTATGAGCGCAGGATGCAGAGTACCGAATATATCAACACGCTGGGAGCGCAGCTGTACGGCCAGATGCAGAACTACCTGCAAGCTAATACTGGTAGCTCCTACGGCGGCGGTGGCGGCGGCTATTACAGCTCGTCCAAGAAGAAGAGCAGCGGGAGCAGCGGGAGCAGCAGCGGAACGAAGCCGACAACCCAAACAACGACTGCTGCTGACAACTTCTTCTCGTTAATTAATGAGCCTACTGTTACTTCTACGAAATCAAACAGGTTAAAAGTAACGGATCAGACTACAAATCAATCTTACTTGTATGATCCCAATACAGGCAAGTCTTTAACACTTCGGAGTACAGCTCCTTCCTCCTCAACGCTTTCATCGTTGCTTAACAAGAAGACTACCAAATCTTCTGCGGCGCAAAACAACAAACGCGGATCAAACCTTTTGACGAAATATTAACACCAGTGGAGGCCGTGAATGGGCGTTAAAGATTACATTGAAAAGCGAAAAGCACAAATGCTCAACGAAGCGCGTGAAAATAGCAGCGTAAAAGTTGATTCCATTGTGCTTCCAAAGGGTGAAAGCTTTCAGTCTTTCAAAAGCCAAAATAATACGGCATCGGCAGGATCATACGGAAATGCGAATGGCGCTGTAAACGTGCAGAACGCCCGGCAGGCCATGATGTACCAGCCTGCGCAGGATCAGCAGCGCCGGAACTGGCACATTGACCAGAACAGCACCACCAGCGAAGTGCTGGCGCGTATTTATGATATTTCCAGGAGGGCGCGGAA